AGTATATAAAACAGGAGCAGGTGGAGAAGTTTACAAAGATGTCGATGAACAAATTACAGGCGGTATTACAAACCTTGAAGAATTTTTAAAACGTAAAAAAGGTTTTGCAGCAGGCGGCAGAGTTGGTATGTTTAGAGGTGGTGTACCAAAAGGTCTACAAGCAGCACTGCGTGCTATTATGAGTAAGTTTGGTGATGATGCAATTACAACTGCTGACAAAGTAGAAAGCAAATCAAAAGTATTTGATGACTTTGAAGCAAGAAATCCAAATCCAAACAAACAAATGACGGATGAAGAAATCAGAGAGTTTGCAGACGAATTTGGTTTAGATCCATCGGAAGAATATTATAATTGGGATGGTACACTTGCGGATGCAAGAAGACTATTAAAAGAATCAGAAGATGAAACAAAATATATGTATCAACAATACAAAGCCGGTAGATTAGATCCAAAGTCTGGAGAAAAAGGCAGAGAAAAATTTTTAGAAAAAAAACTTGAGGAAGCAGAACTTTCAGGAGAATCTAAACTAATAACTCGTGATGAAATACAAGAGCTAGAAGATTTAAGAATAGCAAGAGAGATGGCACCTCAAATGACAGAACGATTAGAGTTAAAAGCTCGATATCCAGGAATAACAGACGATTTATTAGATAGTATTTTAATAGATGATAATCCACAAAGAAAAGCAGAAGTATTAGCTACATTAGATGAAGCTTTTGCAATGATGAAAAAAGGAAAAGGACCAGATGAAGTTTTAAGAATAATTAAGAATATAAATAGAACTAAACAAGCTGATGGTGGTTCTATTGATGGAGATGTAAGTTTGACAGTAATCAAAATACCTGATATCAGCGAGTCAGGTGTTGAATCATTATTTAAAAGAAGGTAGAATAGCCAAATGGCCACTATAGACAAACCATTACCAAATGTAGACAACGACAAAGCTCAAGAAGAGATTGTTGAAATTGAAAACAAAAAAGCAGCAGAAGTTATTGATACTCCAACAGGACCTGTAGAAGTAGCAATGGACGAAATGGGCGGAGCAGAAGTTTCTTTTGATCCTAACGCTGTTGACATAGATCCTACACAAGATCATTTTGCAAATCTTGCAGAAACTTTAGATGATGGTATTTTAGATCCTTTAGGTCATAAAATGATTGACCAATACAACGAATACAAAGAATCACGTGGTGATTGGGAAGATACTTACAAAAACGGTTTAGAACTTTTAGGTTTTAAATACGAAAGACGAACAGAACCTTTTAGAGGTGCATCAGGTGTTAACCACCCTGTACTTGCTGAATCGGTTACACAATTTCAAGCACAAGCTTACAAAGAATTATTACCAGCAGATGGTCCCGTTAGAACTCAAATTTTAGGAAACGTAGATGTTCCTAAAGAAGAGCAAGCTAAACGTGTAAAAGATTTTATGAACTATCAAATTATGGATCAAATGAAAGAATATGAACCAGAGTTTGATCAAATGTTATTTTACCTCCCTCTATCCGGATCTACCTTTAAGAAAGTTTATTATGACGATCTTTTAGGTAGAGCCGTTTCTAAATTTGTACCAGCAGATGATTTAATTGTACCTTATTCTGCAAACTCTTTAGAAGATGCAGAAGCAATTATTCACGTAATAAAAATTTCAGAAAACGAATTAAGAAAACAACAGGTTGCAGGATTTTATAAAGACATAGAATTAGGTGAACCACCTGTTACAGAAAATCAACTAGAAGATAAAAAATTAGAGTTAGAAGGAATTGCTAAAGATGGTCAAGAAGATCAATACACTTTGTATGAAGTGCACACTAATTTAGATTTAGAAGGTTACGAAGATATGGGCGAAGATGGTGAGCCTACAGGAATTAAACTTCCATATGTTGTAACTGTTGCACAAGCTAACAATAAAATTTTATCTATAAGAAGAAATTACAAAGCAGAAGATCCTAGAAAAAATAAAATTAATTATTTTGTACAATTTAAATTTTTACCAGGAACTGGTTTTTATGGTTTTGGTTTAATACATATGATTGGTGGTTTAACTAGAACTGCAACAGCAGCATTAAGACAATTGTTAGATGCAGGAACTTTAGCAAACTTACCAGCTGGTTTTAAATCTAGAGGTATTAGAGTTAGAGATGACGCACAACCATTACAACCTGGTGAGTTTAGAGATGTAGATGCACCTGGTGGAAATATTAAAGATCAGTTTATGACTTTACCTTTCAAAGGTCCTGATGCAACACTATTACAATTAATGGGTGTTGTAGTTTCTGCAGGTCAAAGATTTGCAGCAATATCTGATATGCAAGTTGGTGATATGAATCAACAAGCTGCAGTTGGAACTACAGTTGCATTACTAGAACGTGGTTCACGTGTAATGTCTGCAATCCACAAAAGATTATATGTAGGTTTAAAAGAAGAATTTAAATTATTAGCAGAAGTATTTAAAACATACTTACCACCGGTTTATCCTTACGATGTACCAGGTGCAAGACGAGAAATTAAAGTACAAGACTTTGATGACAGAATAGATATTTTACCTGTAGCAGATCCAAACATCTTCTCACAGACACAAAGAATATCTTTAGCTCAAAGTCAATTACAACTAGCGCAATCAAATCCTCAAATGCATAATCTATATCAAGCATATAGATCTATGTACGATGCGCTGGGTGTTAAAAATGTTAATGCAATATTACCACCACCACCGCAACCAATGCCGATGGACCCTGCATTAGAACATATTATGGCAATGTCACAAAAACCTTTTCAAGCTTTTCCTGGTCAAGACCACAAAGCTCACATTGATGCACACTTAAACTTTATGAGATTAAATATGGTACAAAATAATCCGTTAGTTATGGCTGCAATGCAAAAAAATATACTTGAACACATTAGTTTAATGGCACAAGAACAAGTTCAAATAGAATTTGTAGAAGAATTACAAGAATTACAAATGATACAACAACAAATGCAACAATTAGGGGCACAAAATCCAGCTATGGCACAAGGTATGATGCAAAATCCACAAGTTATGCAACAACAACAACGAGTTCAACAGATAACAAACGCTATTGAAGCTAGAAAAGCGCAACTAATTGCTGAAATGCAAGAAGATTACGCTAAAGAAGAAGAAAAAATTACTGGTGAGTTTGCTGGAGACCCATTATTAAAAATTAAATCAAGAGAAGTTGACCTAAAAGCAATGGAAAATGCAAGAAAAGAAGAAGAAGGTCAAGAAAGAATCAATCTTGACAAAATGAAGGCTATGATGAACGATCAACAGCACGAGGAGAAGCTAGAACAGAACGAAGAGCTAGCAAATTTAAGAGCAGGCGTATCATTAGCTAAACAACAGATGGCTGACGCAAGTAAAGTTCACGATTTCGGTAGAAATTTTAGAAAAAAATAGATATAAACAAATTAAGGAGAAAACTATGATCAAAAAAGCAAAAGACCCTAAAGCTGTTCCAGAATTAGGTGTCGGTAAAGATGGTTACAAAACAGGTGGCGTACAAATTGAAGCTACTGATCCTTTTGAAACTCAAACAGTTACTGTTAGAGGAACAAAAGCGATGAGAGCTGAAAAAAAACCTGTTAAAGCTAAATGGTATTAAGCTATGTGGTTATCGGCAATTAAATTAGCCGTTTCTGCTGGCAGTAAAATCTACGCTAACAAGCAACGGGCAAAAGTCGCAATGTCTGATGCACAATTGTTACACGCAGAACGACAAGCGCGAGGTGAGGAAGCTTACCAAGGTAAACTTCTAGAAGCTCGACAAAACGACTACAAGGACGAATTCGTTTTGGTAATTTTGTCGGCGCCCATCATAGTCCTGGCTTGGGGAGTCTTCAGTGACAATCCGGTCGCTATGGAGAAAGTAAAAATTTTCTTCGAGCATTTTGCGGCACTCCCGACTTGGTTCAGTACCCTTTGGATTTTAGTCGTGGGAAGTATTTTTGGAATTAAGGGAACACAAATCTTTAAAAACGGAGGAAAAAAATAATGGCAAATAGAAGATTTAACACACAAACAACTCAACCATTAAAATCTGGTGGAAGAGTTAAAAGAATGGGTGGCGGAATGTCTACTAAAAGAAAAGATATGGCATCTGGTTACTACAAAGACGATATGGGTATGAGAGGTGGAGCTATGTACAAAAAAGGTGGATCTGTTAAAAAGAAAAAACAGGGCTACAAAGATAGAAAAGATGAATCTATCGCTATGAGAATCAGAAAAAAAAGAACTAAAAAGCAATTAAAAGCTTCAAGAGATGATTCTTATGGAAGATTTGGTTCTAAAGCTAAAAAATCTGGCAAAATAAACAAGTAGTTTATTATGTTTAAGAAGTGGTTAAATAAAATAGTTGAAAAACTATTTGGAAAGAGATGTAAGTGTAATGACTAAAAAGAAAATACCTGCCGGTAAAAAAGGTAAGGGATTAAGAGCACTAAAAAAGAAAGCACCACAAGTTGCAAAACGAATGGGCTACAAGAAAGGTATGAAGGTTAAATAATGGCTAAAGACACACATAAAACTAAAGACGGACGAACGGCTAAAAAAGGTTTGTATTATTATATGAACAAAAGAAAAAAAGCTGGGACAAGCAGAAAAGGTAAAGGCACTGTTACAGACAAAGCTTTAAAAAGATCTGCGAAGACTGCAAAGAAAACGTAATATGAGAAAACAGGATAATATGCCTGCAAGAAACAAGAAAAACTTCAGATCTACAAAATCTGGAGCGGGTATGACACGAGCCGGTGTCGCTGCCTATAGAAGAAAAAATCCCGGCTCTAAATTAAAAACAGCGGTGACTGGTAAAGTTAAAAAAGGGTCAAAGGCTGCAAACCGACGGAAGTCGTACTGTGCAAGAAGCGCAGGACAAATGAAAAAATTTCCTAAAGCTGCGGCCAATCCTAATTCAAGACTTCGACAGGCACGTAAGCGATGGAAATGCTAGATAAATTTTTATATACATTCTTTGGAAAACTTGATGATGCAATCTCTTTTGTAGAGACTTACATTATTAAAATGACTGAATGGTGCTGGCATACAAGAGTAAAACTTTTAAAAAAAAGAAGGAAAAGAAAATGAGAACAGCAATAATAGATGCCCTTGAGGCAAGATACGAAGCTCAAATCCTAGAAGCAGACGCAACTCTTAAAATTTATTTAGAAAATAGTGTTGGTATTGGTGAACATCCACAACATCTAGAAGAAGTAGATAAATTAGTAGACAAGATTGCAACTGCTGAAGAAAAAATAAAAGTACTACAACAATTTAAATTATAATATGCCATTTAAATCAGAAAAACAAAGACGATACCTATATAAAAACGAACCTGCTATAGCAAAAAAGTGGACTAAAAAATATGGTAGTAAAATAAAAAAAACAAAAAAAAGGAAAAAATAATGGACGATCTAGTACTAATAGATAAACTTAAGAAAAGACTTAACGCAACTCTACAACAAATTGGAGACAGTATGATTACTGGTGGGGTTGACAGTATGGAAAAATATAAGTATATGCTGGGACAAGCACACGCTTATCAATTAACATTACAGGAAATCTCTAACCTGCTAAAACCAAAGGAGCAAAAAAATGAGCAAGGAAACGTTATCGACATCGGAAGTACCAAAAATTAAATTAGGACTTCAAGATAAATACGAGGCAGAAAAAAAAGAAGAACCTCACGCAAAAAGATTAGACGAAAACAATATTAAAGATGTAGAAGACCAGTTACCAGAACCGGTCGGATATAGAATTTTAGTTTTACCTTTTACACCAAA